CTAGCGATGAACCTTGTTTTATTTTCATGGTTTACCACTACAGATATATTTAAGATGGATACTGATATTGACATGAGCAAATTATTGTACATGGATAGTATGAAAGCCATTGAAGAAGATGTTATGCCTTTTGGTTATAATACAAATGACATGCATATAGACCAACCGACAAATCCGAATGGATGGGTAGAGACGGAAGACGACCCAAGTTTTTGGACATTATAAGTAGACTTTTTAATATGTATAAATACTATCACAACATTGATTAGTTCTTATAATGAATCTTGTCTATTAAATTAAATTGGAAAGAGGATAACCATTATGGCTTTTAGTTTAAGTCCAGGCGTTTCTGTTAAAGAAATCGACCTAACAAACGTAGTACCTGCCGTATCAACAAGTATCGGTGCTTTGGTAGGAGCATTTAACGCTGGTCCAGTTAACAAAGTCATGTCGATCTCATCTGAAGGTCAATTGGTTTCTGTTTTCGGTCAGCCAACTGATGAAAATTTTATCAGCTTCTTTCAGGCTGCTTCCTTCTTGAAATACGGAAACAACCTTAAAGTAGTTCGTGTAGCTAACGGCGTTTTGAACGCTACAGCGCAAGCGGGTGCTGGTATCGCTGTTTTAAATGAAGACCTATATGACGAAGAGTTTGCAGATGGCCAAGGTGAAGGTACTAATGGCAATTGGACAGCAAAAGCTCCGGGCATTTCAGGTAATGGTATTAAAGTAGAAATTTGTACTGCTGGAACATCATTCGCAACATGGCAGTATAAAGATCAATTCGATGCAGAGCCAGAAACATCTAGCTGGGTTTCTGCTAGAGGCGGTGTGAATGATGAGATGCACGTAATCGTAGTCGATAACGGTGGTTTCATTACTGGAACACCTGGCACTATTTTAGAAAAATTTGATTTTGTATCACAGGCATCTGATTCTAAGAAAGAAGATGGCTCAAATAACTACTACAAGAACGTAGTAAATAGTGGTTCAAAATATGTTTATTGGACTGGGCTTCCTAGTCAATTAACAGCATTACCGGGCCAAGAAGTCGGCGGACCTTCAACTTCAACTTTTGTTGACGCTGGACAGATCATCTCCGATCCTTTAACTGGTGGTTCTGATGGTTCTGCTGTAACCGCTGGCGATTTGCAGATGGGTATGGATTTGTTCGCAGATGCTGATACGCTAGACGTTAACCTGCTTATCTCGCCTGTAGATGCTACTGGCCAAGCGGTACTCGCTAAGTATGCTGTTGAAACAATTGCTGAAGGTCGTAAAGACGTTGTAGCTATGGTTTCACCTCCGCTAGCTGCTACTGTTGCTAACGCCGATCCTGTTGGCGATGTATTAGCATTCACTAATGCAATCAATTCATCTTCATATGGTTTTGCCGATTCATCTGCTGTTAAGATGTATGACAAGTACAATGACGTAATGCGTTGGGTACCTGCAAACGGTCTTACTGCTGGTCTGATGGCAAACGTAGATAACGTTGCTGATGCTTGGTTCTCGCCTGCTGGTTTGAATCGTGGTCAGTTGAAAGGTGTTTCTAAGTTGGCAATGAATCCAACTAAATCGCAGCGCGATGATCTTTACAAGAACCGTGTTAACCCTCTTGTATCATTTCCTGGCGAAGGCACTGTATTGTTTGGTGACAAGACCTTGCTATCACGTCCATCAGCTTTTGATCGTATCAACGTACGCCGTTTATTCATCGTACTTGAGAAGGCAATTGCAACAGCATCAAAGTACCAGTTGTTCGAACAGAACGATCAGTTTACTCGTTCACAGTTCCGATCAATGGTAGAACCTTTCATGCGTAATGTTAAAGGTCGTCGTGGTATGACTGATTTCTTGGTAGTGTGTGATGAAACAAACAACACTCCTGAAGTAATCGATACCAACAATTTCGTAGCAGATATCTATATCAAGCCTACGCGTTCAATTAACTTCATCAACTTGAACTTCATTGCCACTCGTACTGGTGTTGAATTTTCTGAGTTGGTAGGCTAAGGAGAATAGAATATGTCTTTAAGTATTGACTCGTTTAAAGCAAAACTACTTAGTGGTGGCGCGCGCTCAAACCTGTTTAGTGTTGAATTAAACATCCCAGGTTCTGGCTCAAATGAATTGGCTTCTTTCATGTGTAAGGCGGCTCAGCTACCTTCATCTGTAATCACGCCAATCGAAGTTCCTTTCCGAGGCCGTAAGTTACAAGTGCCAGGCGATCGCGAATTTGAACCTTGGAACATTACAATCCTAAACGATGGTGCAATGGAAGTTCGTAATGCATTCGAAGCTTGGTCTAACTCTATCAATGATAATGTTACCAATATTTCAGCTGCTGGCGAATTTACTGCTGCCGTAATGACAGTCCACCAATTAGATCGACAAGGAGGCATCATTGCTTCTTATAAGTTTATCGATTGCTGGCCTGCTAACATCGCTGCCGTAGAATTGGCAAACGATGCTGAAGGTATTTCGGAGTTCACAGTCGAAATGCAGTATACGTATTGGGAAAAAGTAAAATAATAATCGTATATTGATTTGCTTGGGGATCTTTAAAGATCCCCTTTTTTGGTATATAAATAATAGTAATTAATTTGTGAAGGGTACTGAAAGATGGCTGAGATATTTGGTTGGGAATTTAAAAAGAAAGAACCCAAAAAAGAAGAAAACTTGAAGGCTATTGTACCATCTGATAGTGATGGAGCTATTGATATATTATCTGGTGCCGGTGGACATTTCGGCCAAACAATTCAATGGGGCAATGAAGCCAACTCAACAAAGAACCTTATTCTTTCTTATCGGGATGCCGCTGCCTCAACATTAGAGGTTGATTCGGCAATTGATGATATCGCAAATGAAGCCATCGTGTCTGATGAAGATGAAAAGGTTGTATCTTTAAATACAGACCAACTCGGTGATAGTAATAAATTAAAGAAAGTATTGGTTGAAGAATTTAATTACATTACTGACTTATTAGATTTCAGTAATAAGGGATATGACATATTCCGTAAATGGTACGTTGATGGTACTGCATATTTCCAAGTATTAATTAATGAAAAAACGCCAAAGGATGGTATTTTAGGCATTCGTCCAATTGATCCAATTAATATCAAAAAGGTCCGTGAGATTGAAAAAGAAACAGGCGCCGGCGCTAATATTATAAAGGGCGTAAAGGAATATTACATATATCAGGACGAATCGTTAGGTGCTGCGGGTAAGGGTTTACAATTAGCCAAAGAATCAGTAATCAATGTAACATCAGGTCTATTGGATCCAACACGACAGTTTACAGTATCACACCTGCATAAAGCGTTGAAAGCAATTAACCAGCTACGAATGATGGAAGATTCATTGGTCGTATATCGTCTGGTACGTGCTCCAGAAAGACGTATTTTTTACATTGATACCGGTAACCTACCAAAAGGTCGAGCTGAAGAATATGTCCAAAGTATTATGGCTAAGCACCGCAATAAGCTGACCTACGATGGCAATACTGGTGAGATTACAAACCAGAAACAGCAAATGCATATGCTTGAAGATTTCTGGTTACCTAGACGAGAAGGCGGCCGAGGTACTGAGATTGATACGTTAGGCGGTGGAGAAAATCTAGGTCAAATTGATGACGTAATCTATTTCCGTACAAAATTGCATAAGGCATTAAACGTACCTTCATCTAGAATGGAAGCTGACAACCCATTTTCATCAGGCCGTACAACTGAGATTACTCGTGACGAGTTGAAGTTTAATAAATTTGTTAACAGACTACGCCGCAAATTTTCATTATTGTTTATTGAGGCATTGCGCCGTCAAATGATGTTGAAGGGCCATGTCACAGAAGACGAATGGCCAGAAATTCAAAATGCTTTATCTGTCAACTATGCACAAGATAACAACTTTGCTGAATTTAAAGAAGCAGAATTGCTGCAGGATCGTCTGTCTATGTTAAGTGATGTTACTGATTATATCGGCGAAACCGGATACTTCTCCAAGCAATGGGTTCGTAAGAATGTGTTGCGTCAGTCTGACGAAGAGATTGAAGAAATCAAGAGGCAGATTGAAGAAGAGAAGAAAACTGAACCACAACCAGAAGAAGACTCTGGCCGTTATTAAGGGACTATATACTATTATAATCTCAAAAACCAAAAAAGTATAAATAAAGAATATAAGAGGAACGTAATATGTCAGAGGGTAACATGAGTAATCATGCAAAGGAAGTCCTTGATTTTATCAAGGGTAATTTTGATTCTGAAATGAAAGAAAGATTATCTTCAGCGATCGATGCTAAGAAAATTGAGATTGCTCAAAACGTTTACGTGAAATCTACGAACTAAGGAATAGATATGAAACTTATTGCTGAATACACAGAAAATGATTTGCACTGCACTATCAATGAAGCAAAAGATGGTACTAAGAAATATACCATTGAAGGTGTATTTATGCAATCTGAACAGGTCAATCGTAATGGCCGTATCTATGAAGCCGCCGGTCTTAAATCTGCGGTAGATAAATACATTAAAGAACAAGTTGATACTGGCCGAGCTGTTGGCGAGTTGAACCATCCTGATGGTCCTTCAATCAACTTAGATAAGGTTTCACATCGCATCACTGAACTTCGTTTTGAAGGCAATGATGTGTATGGAAAGGCGCAGATCCTAGACACGCCAATGGGTAACATCGTAAAAGGGTTACTCGAAGGTGGTGTCAAGTTAGGCGTATCAAGTCGTGGTATGGGTAGTCTTGTAAAGCGAAACGGTAAGACATATGTAGGCGATGACTTTCATCTAACTACTGTCGATATCGTGCAAGATCCTTCAGCTCCAAACGCGTTTGTGAATGGAATTATGGAAGGTGTAGATTTCTTCTATGAAGGATCTCAACTGAAGTCAGTTAACATTGAAGAAGCCAAGGCGAAAGCTGAAGCCGATAAGAAAGAGTTAGCTGAAAGTCAGTTGAATAGTTTCCAGAAATTTTTATCTGGACTTTGATTATTGGATAGCAAGACCTTGAGGTAAGCGAGACTAAAATCATGATGATTTTCTCTCATAATAAAAACATAACACTTTTTGGAGTGTAAAATGAAAGAAAAAGAAAAGGAACTTGTTGAGGAAGAAATTCTCGCAGTAGAAACAACTGTAAGCGAAGACCTTAATGAACTTCTTTTAGCTGATGAATCATTGACTGAAGACTTCCGCGAAAAGGCTGGTGTTATCTTTGAAGCAGCGTTAAACGCTAAAATCGAAGAGAAGACGGCTGAGTTGGAAGAGTCATATGAAGTTCGGTTAGACGAAGAAGTTTCTAGTGTAAAAGAAGACATCCTATCTCATGTAGATGAGTATATGGCTTATGTAGTTGAGCAGTGGATGGTAGAGAATCGCCTAGAAGTTGAAGCTGGTCTTCGTACTGAAGTGGCAGAAGGTTTCATTACTGGTTTGAAGCAATTATTTGTTGAAAGCTATGTTGAAGTACCAGAAGCTAAGGTCGATCTTGTTGATACATTAGAGAAAGATTTAAGTGAAGCTAAAGCAGCTATTGAAGCATCTGAAGTGAAAGAAGCAAAGCAGACAGCACTTATCAATGATCTTTTTAAAGATCTTGCGATTCGTGAAGCTTGTGAAGGCCTTTCTATCTCAGCAGCGGAGAAGGTTGTTAAGCTTGCAGAAAATGTTGAGTTTACCTCAGCTGAAGATTATACAAAGAAAATTGACGTATTGAAAGAGTCTTATCTTTCTGCTTCTAAGCGCAAAGTCGTTATTGAAGAAGAAGAAGTCAAGACGCTTGAAGAGTCAAAAGATTTAACTGAATCAAACCCAGCGATGGCCGCATACTTAGGCGCCCTAGCAAAAATTAAATAATAAGGAGTCATCTAAATGACAATGCAAAAAGATAGTTTACTAGAAAAATGGGCACCGGTATTGAATGCCGAGTCTGTACCTACGATTGCAGACGCACATAAGCGCGCGATTGTTGCACAAGTACTTGAGAACCAAGAAAAAGCACAGCGCTCTGAAGCAGCTGCTGCATCTTTTGGTGCTATGAACGAAACTGCTGCTAACGCTACTGGCTCTGGTGTAGCTGGTTGGGATCCAATCCTAATCTCTATGGTTCGTCGTGCTACCCCTAACCTAATCGCCTTTGATATTGCTGGTGTACAGCCAATGTCTGGTCCTACTGGTTTGATCTTTGCTATGAAAGCGAAGTATTCAACTCAAGGCGGCGCTGAAGCTCTTCATAACGAAGCAAACACAGCATTTACTGGTGCTGGTACGCATGCAGAAGATTCTTCTTCTTTGGGCGGTACTGATACAACTCCAGCTGATACCGTTAACGATGCTTTTGACTTCGGTACTGGCCTTGCTACTGCTGATGCAGAAGCTTTGGGTAATACTGGCGGAGCTTGGGCAGAGATGGCGTTCTCAATCGAGAAGGCAACTGCAACTGCTAAGTCACGCGCATTGAAGGCTGAGTATTCAACTGAATTGGCACAAGACCTGAAGAACGTTCATGGCCTTGACGCTGAATCTGAATTGGCTAACATCCTATCTACCGAAGTATTGGGTGAAATCAACCGTGAAATGATCCGTACTGTAAACAGCCGTGCTATCCTAGGTTGTACTACAACTACTACCGCTGGTACTTTCGACATGTTGACTGATGCCGATGGCCGTTGGTCACAGGAGAAGTTCAAAGGTTTGGTAGTTCAGATCGAGCGTGAAGCAAACGCAATTGCTAAGGCAACTCGCCGCGGCAAAGGTAACTTCGTAATCTGTTCTTCTGACGTAGCTACTGTTTTGGCAGCTTCTGGTCACATGAACTTCGAAGGCGCTGGCGCAATCGATGATACCGGTAACACATACGTTGGTATGTTGTCTGGCCGTATCAAAGTATTCATCGACCCGTTCGCAACTGTTGATTACGTTACTGTTGGATACCGTGGTTCAAACGCATATGACGCTGGTATGTTCTACTGCCCATACGTTCCTTTGACCATGATGAAAACTATTGGTGAGAACGACTTCCAACCTAAGATCGGTTTCAAAACCCGTTATGGTATGGTAGCTAACCCATTCGCATCTGCTGTTCCTGGCGATGACACTGGCGCAGTACGTTCTAACCCTTACTTCCGCATCTTTGCTGTTGCAAACTTGTTGAAGTCTTAATCTTAACTGATTAATCAAAGCCTCCGAAAGGAGGCTTTTTTTTGCTTATAAATAAGTATATGTTCAGGAGGATGTTTTATGACAGAAATAGATCAGGCAGAATTAAAAACAAGCAAAAATATAGGTTTGTTGCAACCATCAAAATTTCACGTGACTATTGAGGGTCCTGAAATTCCTAAGGGCTTTGACTTACTAGCAACATCGGTGAATATAGACGCAACAGATACAAACAATGTTTCATATGCATATGGCTTCCAATCATTACCAATTCCCGGAGAAATGATGGCAGCAGGTAACTTATCAATTGATTATATCATTGATGAGAATATGAATAATTA